CAAACTGTTACAATGGGTGAAACCGTATTAACGGTCAAAGATATGCAAGTAAATTTGCAACTTTGTAGAAGCCAATTCCACGATACTTGGACTGCGATCGAAATGGGTGCTTCTGCCTTTGCAGATATTCCTAAATCTTTTGAAGATTATCTTCTTGGATATGTTGCTTCTAAAGTTGCAGCTTCTAACGAAACTTTATTGTGGACAGGTGTTGATGGTGCTAATGCTTATGATGGTATCGTTACACTATTAAACGCAGCAGGTTTACCAGCAGCACAAGATATTGCTTCAGTAGCTTCTTTGGCATCAAACGTAATCGATGAAATGGGTAAAGTAATTGATGCTATACCAACAACGGTTTACGGTGCAGAAGATTTGAAATTGTATGTTTCTTCAAATATCGCAAGAAATTATGTACGTGCTTTAGGTGGTTTTGCAGCAGCAGGACTTGGAGCTAATGGTACTGAAAACAAGGGTACACAATGGTACACAAACGGACAACTTTCTTTTGATGGTATTCCTGTATTCGTTGCTAACGGAATGGCTGACAACACAATGGTAGCAGCACAGACTTCTAACTTGTATTTCGGAACGTCTTTATTGTCAGATTGGCAAGAAGCTTCTGTAATTCCAGTTCATTTATATGATGGATCTGATAACGTGAGAATCGTTATGAGAATGCAAGTAGGCGCACAAGTAGGTATTGCAAACGATTGTGTAGTTTATTCAGTATAATATTAACCAGAACGATTAAAGGGTGGGTAAAATAACCTGCCCTTTTTTGTTCATAAAACTTTAAAAAAATGAGTTGTGATATAATTTCTGGGAGAATTGAGGAGTGCAAATCGTCAGTTTCTGGGTTAAAATCCATCTATCTAATCAATTACGAATCTTTGAATAGTGATGATGCTACATACGACACAGTTACGGCAAACCACGAAGATGAATTAATTTCGTGGACGCCAGTAGATACGGCTACGGCTTTAACACTTTATAAATTTGAACTAAAATCAACTACTAATAGTTTCGTTACGGCTATTAATTCAAGTAGAGATAACGGAACAACATTCTTTGAGCAGACTTTAGTAGCTGCCTTAAAAAAACAAGATGTTGTTACACACAAAAACGTAAAACTTCTTGCTTACGGAAGACCAAGAATTGTTGTTCGTTCTATGACAGACCAATTCTTTATGATGGGTCTTGATCAAGGCGCAGATGTTTCAGCAGGAGAAGTATCTTCTGGTGCAGCACTTGGAGATTTTAACGGATATTCTTTAACGTTTACGGCTATGGAAGAACTTCCAGCTAACTTTATGAATGTTTCTAACGAAACTGCTTTAAAAGCGTTTTTTAATAATGGTACTGATGATGCAACTATCAACGATGGTACTGCATAAATAAGATTCTTTCTTATACCTTTCATAACAAAGAGGCACTTTTCGGAGTGCCTTTTTTTGTTTAAATACTCAACATTTATTTTGATTAGAATAATGGCTTTTTAGTTTAATCGCATATCTCAACTTTTTAATGTTAGTACACGTCAATAAGTAAGAAAGTTTGTTAGAACGCACGAAAATGCGTATTTGAGCATTTGTTTTATTCGTTTTTTATTAGTATGTAAACACGAATTAAAAACAAAATATTCAAAAAAAAGTTATTATAGTAGATATGATTATTTTACAACCGATAGCAACAGAACAAAGTTTTAGCTTTATACCAAGAAGCCAAACTTATGACACGTTATTTATTACTGGAGAATCTACAAACGTAACAACTGAAATAACAATAACAAGTTTTACTAATGGAGATTACTACGATACAATAAACGCAACTTTTGTTAATGGTTTATTCAATTTAGTAAACAATACTTTTTACACTTTGGAACTAAAAAACGGAACAACGGTAGTACACAAAGACAGAATCTTTGTAACGGATCAAACACCAGTTGTAAACTATTCTGTAAATGATGGAGAATTTACTTCAAACGTCAGTAACAACGAATTTATTATTTATGAGTAATAACATACACGTATTAGAATTAAGTGGCTACGAAGCACCTGTAATTAAAGAAAGCAAACGCGAAGATTGGGTGGAATTTGGCGAAGATAATAACTACTATCAGTATTTAATCGACAGATACACGAATAGCACTACTAACAACGCTATAATAAACAACATCACTCGTTTATTATACGGCAGAGGTTTAAGTGCAACAGACGCTTCAAGAAAGCCTAATGAGTACGCGCAAATGATGGCACTATTCAATAAAGATTGTGTAAGGCACTTATGTACGGATTTAAAGTTGTTAGGACAATGCGCAGTTCAAGTCATATACACGAAAGGCAGAAAGAAGATAGCACAAGTTCATCATATACCTGTTCAATTATTACGTGCCGAAAAGTGTAACGAAGAGGGCAAAATCGAAGCTTACTATTATTCAGACGATTGGACAGATTTAAGAAACTATAAGCCAAAAAGAATACCTGCCTTTGGTTGTTCAAAAGAAGATATTGAAATCTATTTTATAAAGCCATATAGTGTAGGAATGAAGTATTATTCTTTGGTAGATTTTATCGGCGGTATTCCTTATGCAGTTTTAGAAGAAGATATTTCTGAATACTTAATTAACGAAGTAGAAAATGGATTTAGTGGAAGAAGTGTAGTGAACTTCAATAACGGAGTGCCAAGTGAAGACCAACAACAAATAATAAAAAACAAAGTACAAAGCCAATTAACAGGAATGAGTGGCGAAAAGTTAATAGTAGCTTTTAACAACAATGCAGAATCAAAAACTACTGTAGATTCTATGCCTGTAAATGACGCACCAGATTTGTATAGTACTTTATCGGAAGAGTGTTTAAGAAAAATAATGTTAGCACACAATGTAACGAGTCCTTTATTGTTTGGCATAGCATCGTCTAATGGATTTAGCAGTAATTCAGACGAATTAAAGGATTCGTTTGCGTTGTTTTCAAATATGGTAATTGCACCGATGCAAGAACTTTTGTTAGATGCTTTCGATCAGATACTTGCATATAACGGAATAGCTTTAAACTTATTCTTTAGAACGTTAAAGCCTTTGGAGTTTGTAGATTTAGAAAACGTACAAACAGAAGAACAAGCACAAGAAGAAACAGGGTTAGAATTAAGTGGCGATTTTGTAGGCAAAGAACTCATAGAACTTGGCGAAATGCCTAAAGCTGATTGGTTGCTTATAGATGAATTTGAAGTAGACTACGACACAGACGAAGACGAAAATACGTTACTTTCAAGCGACATAAAAACGGAATTAAGCCTAAAGGATAGATTAATAAATTTAGTAAGTACAGGAACGGCATTTCCAAACGCAAAAAGTGGTCAAGATAGGGTTATAGATAGTGTTAAATTTATAACACGTTATGTTTATGCAGGAGAAAAGAAGTCAAATAGTAGAGATTTTTGTACTAATATGATGGGAGCAGATAAGATATATCGTAAAGAAGATATTATTAGAATGGGCAAAAGTGAAGTTAATAAAGGTTGGGGGCCAAAAGGCACGAATACTTATTCAATTTGGAAGTTTAAAGGTGGGGGTAATTGCTATCATAGATGGAACAAGCAGATTTATGTAGCTTTTGAGGGTACTGGCATAGATGTAAGAAGTCCTAAAGCCGTTCAAATATCAAGTGCAAAAGCAGCGAAGTATGGCTACAAAATAAGGAATGACAAAAGAGTAAGTCAAAGACCTATTGATATGCCTAATCAAGGTTTTTTACCAAGCAATAAATAAAAGATATGGCAAAAGCACTATTAATAAGCAGACAGGACGCGATTCGTTTTACAAATATGAACGGAAACATAGACACGGATAAATTTATTCAGTACGTTTCGATCGCACAAGACATACATATACAATCTTTATTAGGAACTAAACTACTTGAAAAGATACAAGCTGAAATAATTGCAGGAACTTTAGCGAATCCATACAAAGACTTATTAGAAATTTACATTAAGCCAAGTTTGATTCACGCAGCTATGTTAGAATTCTTGCCTTTTAGTGCCGTTACAATAGCTAATAAAGGAGTATATAAACACGGAGCAGAAAATTCAGAAACAGTAAGTAAAGAAGAAATAGATTTTTTAGTAGAAAAACAACGTCAAACATATATGCACTACAAAGAAAGATGCGTGGCATATATTTGCGACAACAACACGGACTTTCCAGAATTTAATACAAATACAGGAAGTGATATGAGTCCAAACGAAGATACTAACTTTAGTGGTTGGGTACTATGAAGAAACACTATACACCAAAAGAAAAAAACGTAAAGCGTTTACAGACGTTTTTAAATAAATACTATGGCAGAAATAAAGATCAGCGACCTAACGGCAAAGAGTGCTAATTTATCGAATAACGATTTATTTGTTATTGCAGAAAGTGATGGCGCAGGTGGTTATGTATCAAAGAAAATCACAGGCGCAGAAATAGCAGCTATTGCAGGAGAAAATATATATCTTGTAGATGGCACTATTAGAAGCAATAGAACAATAGATTTAAACGGTGTTTACTTGGCTTTTCAAAATAGTGGCGCAGATGTCTTTAAAATTAGTGCTGCTGATGTTATAAGCTTCAATAATGCCTATTCATTTCCTACGGCAGATGGAACGGCTGGACAAGTTTTAAAAACTGATGGTGCTGGAACTTTATCTTTTAACCAACCAACGACAGGATTATACGCACAAACGGTAGTTAGTGCAACACTAACAAATACAACAACAGAAACAAGTATAGTAGGAACAGGAGTAGGAAGCTTAACAATTCCTGCTAATCACTTTGTTGTTGGCGATTCATACCACGCAAAAATTGGTGGCGAAATTTCAGCACAAAATGGCGACGATATCACAATAAGAATTAAGAGTGGTGCAACAGTATTAGCAACAACAGGCACTATTTCTTTAAGTCCAACGACAGGTTTAGGGTGGGAGTGTGAAATTGATTTTACAATAGCAGCTATTGGAGCAACAGGAAGTATTTGTACAAATGGAAATTTTGCATATACACGAAACACAGGGGGATTAGAGGGCTATGTATTTCAAGATGTAGAAGCTTTTGATTCAACTATTGCAAACACTTTAGATATTACGGCAGAATGGGGACAAGCTAAAACACAAGACGAAATACATAGTGCAAACTTTGTACTACATAAAACATATTAAAAATGGCAAACACGATAGATTGGGGACAGGCAGCAGTAAACAACACGAATGGATTCGGAAAATCAGCAACAAATAATACAATAGATTTTGGAGAAATATGCGCAGATTCTTGGAGTCCAGAAACCAACTTAACAGGAACAGGTGCAACACCAAGCTTTAGCAATACTCAAAGTATAGAGCTTGATGGAATGGATGCCTTTGTTACAATGGGTAACGTATTAAATATGGCAGATGATGGGACTGATGCCTATTCTCTTTCTTGTTGGTTTAAAACTACAAGTACTGCAACTCAATTGATGATAGCCAAACAAACAAATGCCTCTCCGTATAATGGTTATAATTTGTATATGAGTGCAAATCGTTTCAAGTTTGCTTTAGGAACAACTACCTCAACTGCCGCAATACAAGGACAAACAGGTCTAAATGGTTCAATTACTGATGGTAATTGGCACAATGTTGTTTTAACTTATGACGGCTCACAAGATATTAGCGGATTTAATTTATATTATGACGGGATAGACACTACTATATTCTCTATCGCAAATAATACACCAGCTTCTGTTTCAAATACTGCAGATTTCAATATAAGTGGTAGAGGTAGTGCAGCGTTATTCTTTAATGGCAACATTGACGAGGCAAGTTATTTTAATTCTCAACTTTCTGCAAGTGATGTAACTGCAATATATGGAACAGGCGTTCCTAACGATATCTCTTCATTAAGTCCACTATCTTGGTGGCGATTTGAAGGCACAGGATTAACGGCAACGGATAGTGGAACAGGTGGAAATGATGGAGTATTAGATAACACGGTAGTAAGGAGTACTGATGTACCTACATAAAAACGAATTAAAATAAAATAAAATGCACGGATTTGAACATTACGCAATAATAGACATAGAAGCAGCCAACGCAGTAGACTATTCACAAGTTGGAGAAACAAGTATTGATACGATTAGAATGAATTTAGCTTTAACTGAATTTGTTTTAAAATGGCATCACACACCAACATTTATAGAAGATGGAACAATAGTCCCTTTACAAGTTTTAACACACGAAGAGGCTTTGGCACTTATGCAAACGCCAGAATGGAGTGAAGAAATACCTGTTGAGTAATGGATATTAGAAACCATCAAAACGTACTTGCAGTATTATATTTTCTTGCTGGATGCTTCTGTGCCTTTTCTTGTATGTTTACGAGTACAGAATTATACGTACAAAGCTTTGGTATATTTCTATTATTAAAAATAATTTGGCTAATATCGGAACAACTATAATATGAAAACACAAGTCATACTTTTATTAAACAAACTAAATACTTATTCTATGAAACTTGTAGCGATTGTGAGTGCGTTCTTTATGCCGATTTGTGGTATATTGATCTTGATAGGCTTTGCCGTGCTGATGGACACAATTACTGGAATCTGGAAAGCCAGAAAAACAAAAACAAAAGTAACAAGCAGAAGATTATCAGCTATTGTAAGTAAGATATTACTTTATGAAGCAACGGTTATGCTATTCTATGCTATGGATTATTTTCTATTAAATGATATTGTTATTTCGTTTTTTAGTATTGAATTACTAACTACAAAAGTTCTTGCTTTAGTTCTTGTGTCAATCGAACTTATTTCTATTAACGAAAACTATAAAGCCGTAAAAGGAATTGATTTGTGGGCATCTTTAAAAAACTTATTTGCAAGAGCAAAGGAAGTAACAAGCGATTTTAAAAACATCAAAAAAAATGAAGATTTGTAAATGTTGCAGACAACCAATAAAATTGGATAGTAAAAACTTATACATATTTGATAACGGACACGGTGGAATTATAGATGGTGTATATCAAACGGCTGGCAAACGAAGTCCTATTTGGGAAGATGGCACACAATTATTTGAGGGCGAATTTAACAGGGCTATTGTAAAGAGATTAATGAAGCTTTGCGAAGCTGCAAATATTGACTGCATTAATTTAGTAGATACAAATGTAGATATTCCTTTAAGCACCAGAACAAGCCAAGCCAACGAAATTTACAGGAACACGGACAAGCCTTGTATTTATATTTCTATTCACGCTAACGGCTTTAGTGATGAGGCAGCTCACGGATGGGAAGTTTACACAAGTGTAGGAGAAACAAAAAGCGACGAGATCGCAGAAGTATTATTCAACAAAGCACAGGCAGAATTTCCTACTCACACAATGCGAAAAGATACAAGAGATGGAGATTCGGACAAAGAAGCAAATTTCTACGTTCTTCAACATACGGCTATGAGTGCGATATTAAGTGAAAATTTCTTTATGACTAACGAATCTGAATGTAGGCTATTGATGAGTGAAGAGGGTAGAGATAGGATAGCAAAGATTCATTTTGAAATGATTAAAGAATTAGAGAAATGAAAGCAATCTATTTAATTTGCGTTCTAACGCTTTTTTCTTGTTCAGCGAAGTATCACTATAACAAGGCACTTAAAAAGGGCTTAGAAGTCGTTAAAACAAGCGACACGATAAGAATAAGCACTATTGATTCTGTTCCAGTAATAAAACACGATACTATTGTATATGAACACTTCTATACACAAAAAGATACAATCATAATGTATAAGAATATAATTGTACCTAAAACAAGATTAGAAACACGAATAGAATACAAGCTAAAACGCGACACTATAAAAATGATTACAAGAGTAGAAGTACAAAAAGCCAAAGCAGATGGCAAGAAAAACAAGAAGCCTAACTATTGGCTTATGCTAATCTTTGTTTGTGTGTTTGGTGGTGTTGTATTTATCGCAAGTAAGTTAGTTAATAAATATTTATGAAAGTAATAAGGCACGGAAGCAACGTACACGAAATACAACTAAAAGGAGAAGATGTGAGAATAGCTATGTTAAGCGACTTACACTGGGATAATCCAAAATGCGACCAAGACTTATTAAAAAAACATTTAGACTATTGCAAAGAAGAAAACATTCCTGTTGTAATTAACGGAGATATGTTTTGCTTAATGCAAGGAAGAGGCGACAACAGACGTAACAAATCAGATATAAGGCCAGAACATAATAACGCAAGATATTTAGATTCAGTAGTTGAAACGGCAGTTGAATGGTTTACACCTTATGCAGATATTCTTACTGTGATAGGTTACGGCAATCACGAAACGGCTATAATCAAGTGGCAAGAAACAGACATCTTACAAAGATTTGTTGATCTATTAAATTTAAAATGCCATTCTAACGTGCAGACAGGTGGATATGGTGGTTGGGTTATTGTTAAAATGATAAATTACACAAGAGTAGTTACAACAAAAATTAAATATTTTCACGGTTCTGGGGGTGGTGGAGTAGTTACAAAGGGTGCTTTAAATCTTACAAGGGCTTTAGAAATTTATGAGGGTTGTGATGTTTATACAATGGGACATATACACGAAAATTCAGCACGTAATGACGTTAGAGATACTGTTGAACATAACGCACACAAAGGCTATTATATAAATCATAAGCCTATTCACTTAATGATTACAGGTTGCTACAAAGAAGAATACGCAGATGGCTCAAAAGGTTGGCACGTTGAACGTGGCGCACCAATTAAGCCGATAGGTGGTCGTATGCTTACAATCAAAATTGAAAGAAGTAGATCAAACGGCAAAGACGAAACACTTAAATACATAGATTCACACCGAATATTCTAAACAACACTTTTGTAACTTATTGATTTCTAAACAACTAAAAAATAATTGTAACTTTTTTTGTTGATAAGTCGTTATATATTGTTAATAATGTATATATTTGTCTATACAAATTAATTAAATACTTAAAAAAATGAAAAAACTTAATGACGTTTACTTGACAACTGAAGAATTTAAAAAAGACTTAAACAGTTGTTTGACTATATTACAGGAACCAACTGACAATCAAAAATATTATGTATGTGAATATATTTCATATTCATTTTATACAAGTTTAGTTAATGTTTATATAAAGTAAAAATTATGACACGATTAGAAAAATTAGAAACACTTACTCAAATTGATGAGTACATTAAGTATTACAAAGACCGTATTGATGAAAGAGAATGGAGTAATGAATTTGGTGCTGGTTTGCAGCTTCAATCAATTAGAAAAATCAATGACCACGATATTGATATATTTAACAGATGTATTGATAGGTTAAATGATAGGTTTAGAAAATTAGTATTAACACTTAAATAAATAGATTATGAAAGAGAAAGAAGCAAAGAAAGAATTAATATTAGGATTCGTGTTTATGTGGACTGCGTTCACAATGTATTATGTATTATTAAATTTATTAGTATGAGTTACGAAATAGAAATTGAATATTACGATCAAGATGGTGCTATATTTTACATAGGCGAAACACCTTACGAAGTAGAACTTTATATAGAAACACGAATGATCCAAGAACTTGATAGCTACAACAGTTTTAACGACAAGCTATCTTACGCACAAGTAGAAGAAAGATATTATAGAGTAGATCAAGAAACTTTAACTTGTGATGGAACGAACTACTATAATGAAAAAGATATATGCGAAGAACTTGAAGAAATACTAAACAAATGGAACAATTAAGAATAGACTGGTGGAGTAATTTTAACGAAGAATTATACTGCAATTATTTAATAGCAAAAGACGAACAAATGAACACTTATAGAATACTATACAAGACCTACAAAGGCAATAATACTGATGCTCCAGTAGTACAGGCAGTAAAATACGTACAAGCCTATGACAAAGCAGAAGCACGTAAGCTATTTGATTTGTGGCAAGGTTTAATAATTAGCATAGAAAAAGTATGAAGAAGATAATTGAATATATTTACGCACTTATAATAACTTGGCTATATGGACGACTTGATTAAGAACGTAGAATATTTCATACAAAAAGATGGATTAAAAAGAAAATCCAGAAAACGAAAGTACATACATAAAAGAATTTTTTTTTACTATACTTTACGAAACGCAGGATTAACATATCAAAGAATAGGCGATATGTTTAACAGACATCACGCAACAGTACTACACGGTATAAAGACCTATAAGAACTTAAAGAAAACTAAAGACCCTTTGTTGTTTCTGGATATTGCCGAGTATGATGGAAAGTTTAAATACTACAAAAAAACGTATGATTTAAAAACGGATATTTTAAAAGCTACTACAATAAGAGATTTAGAAATTATAAAAGGAAGAACAGAAAAACAATTATATAAAGAATTAATATGATACAAGTAAAAGAAGAATTTAAGAATTTAATACCAGCATTAAGTGCTGAAGAATATGCGCAGCTTGAAGCGAACATATTAGAAGATGGAATACGAGAGCCTATAATAACTTGGAACGGATTTATAATAGATGGACACAACAGGTTTAGTATAGCGCAACGTTTTGACTTGGAGTATAAAACTACAAGCAAGTATTTTAGTAATGACAACTTGGTTAAAATATGGATGCTTGATAATCAATTTGGAAAACGTAATTTAACTGATGCGCAAAGGTATTTGAATAGAAATGAAAAGCGTAAATTATTAAAAGCACAAGGGGTAGAAAAATATAAAAAAACGGTTGGTAGACCTTCAAAAGAATCATTGTCAACTATTGACAACGATTTACCAAAACACAACACAAGAAAAGAAATAGCAGATGAGTTAGGTTGGAGTACAGGTAAAGTTGCAATGGCAGATGTTGTATTTAAAAAAGCAACACCAGAAGTTATTGAAAAAGTAAATAAAAGCGAAGTAAGTATAAACGCTGCTTACAAAGAAATAAAGAAAGAAGAAAAGAAAGAGGAATTACAAGAAAAGAAGAAAGAATATGAAAAAAGAATTGAAAGTAATAATAATAATGAATTTAAAATAGACATTTTTAATACAAATGAAACTTTTAGAGTTATTTATGCGGATCCTGCTTGGAGTTATAATGACAAACAAGATACGCCACAATTAGGAGGTGCATCAAAGCACTATGATACTATGAGTATTGCAGAATTATCAAAATTACCTGTAAATAAAATATCAGAAAAAAACAGTATTTTATTTTTATGGGTTACTTCGCCATTATTAGAAGATGCTTTTAAAGTTGTTTCTTCTTGGGGTTTTAAATACAAGACTTCTTTTATTTGGGACAAAGTAAAGCATAATATGGGTCATTATAATTCAGTAAGACACGAAATACTTTTAGTTTGCACAAAAGGAAGTTGCACACCAGACAATAAAGTTTTGTACAATAGTGTTCAAAGAATAGAAAGAAATAATAACCATAGTGAAAAACCTATTGAATTTTTAAATATAATAGACGATTTATATAGCTATGGAAATAAATTAGAAATGTTTTGCAGAACAATAAAAAAAGAAAAATGGTATGGCTGGGGAAACGAATTATAATATGACAGAACAATACGCACAATGTTTAGAAAAAGGACTTAAATATCAAGACTTTGTAACAGACGTTTTAATAAGTATTCTTGGTATTTCATTAAGTACATATAATAGTAAAGAGTATCAATATACAAAAGGTGAAAATAAGCAAGGTTTTGAAATAAAATTTGACGATAAATATAAAACCACAGGAAATATTTATATAGAAATATCGGAAAAAAGCAACGCAAAAAATAAAGAATATGTTAAAAGCGGAATATACAGAAACGATAACGCTTGGCTTTACTTAATAGGTAACTATGAAAACATATTTATATTTAGCAAAAAACACTTGCAACTGATGCACGAAATGAATAAATATAGACAAGTAAAAACGGCTACTTCAATAGGTTTTTTAATACCAGAAAAAGAATGTATTAAATATTGTGTGAATAAAATAGAAATTTAATTAACTTTGCGATGTTGGTAGGACAATCAAAATATTTAGAGTATAGCGCAAGTAAGTGTTCCTACCCACCGAAAGCGTTATACTTTTTTTTTAACCAATAATTTATGGCAGAAAATAAAAAAAGCTTTTTACTTTATTGCGACTTATTGCATACGGTCAAGAAGTTAAATGATGAACAGGCAGGAAAGCTATTTAAACACGTTTTAGAGTACGTCAACGACTTGAATCCAGAAACCGAAGATATTATAACAGATTTATGTTTTGAGCCGATAAAACAAAACTTAAAACGTGATCTACAAAAATACGAACAGATAAGAGAAAAGAAACGTGAAGCAGGAAAGAAAGGTGCTAATAAAAGATGGCAGAAGATAGCAGACGATAGCACTGCCATAAAACCTATGGCAAACATAGCCGTAAGTGTTAGTGATAGTGATATATATAAGAGCTTCGCTCATTTGTCTATTAGTGAAAAGGAGTTTAAAAAATTGGAAGTTGATTATACTAAACAACAAATAGACGAAACACTTGAAGCAATAGAGAACTTTAAGAACAATACTAAATACAAAAGTTTATATTTGACTGCAAAGAATTGGCTAAAGAAGCTGCCAAAGGAGAATGAAGATAAGTTATTAGCACAGGCAAAGAAGTTAGGATATGTTAAGTAAAGGAATACACACTAAATATTTATTAGATTATAAACACGGAAGAATACAACAAGGTCTTGGAATAGATTGTCATTTAGATAAGCACTTAAAGTTTAAGCCCAAACAACTAAACATAATTTTAGGACACGATAATGTCGGAAAATCTTATTTCGTGTTTTGGTATTTTTTAACACTTGCATTAAAGCACGATTTAAAGTTTTGCTTATGGGCTGGAGAGAATCAATACGGACAAATAATGCGTGATATGATACAGATGTATTCTGGTGTACCTTTTAAAGAATTACAAGATACACAAATAAGAAGCTACTCTACACACCTTGAACAGTATTTTGACTTTATAGATAATTCAAGATTGTACACACCAGCCGAACTATTAGAGGAGTTTAAAAAAACGGATGCAGATTGTTGTTTAATAGACCCCTTTACAGGTTTAAGTAGACAATACGGTTATGAGGGAAACTATGAGTTTTTAAATATGGCAAGACAATTCGTAAACGAAACAGGAAAAACTATTTACATAAACACCCATCCAACATCTGAAAGTGGCAGACAAGGCAATTTATTTCCTAAAGGTCATATGTGGGAGGGACATCTTAAACCACCAATGGCTGCTTATGTTGAGGGTGGAAAATCATTCTTAAACAGGTGCGACGACTTTATAACAATACACAGACTCGTAAAACACGAATCAATGAAATATGTTACTTTAGTATCAGTAGATAAAATTAAAGACACAGACACAGGAGGCGAACAAACCTTATTAGAAGATTATATTTTTTGTGATTTTAATAGTGGTTTAGGATTTGAGTTATATGGTATTAATCCTTTAAAAAAATTAAGATGAACATTACAAAAAACATAGCAATTACTAATGAGGATAATATGCAGTTAATGTCAAGATATGAGGATAATTACTTTGATTTAGCAATAGTAGACCCTCCCTATGGATTGGATGACTGGAACGAAAGAGGTTCTAATAAAAAACATATGGATAAAAAACATATGGATTTAGATAAAATACAAAATTGGGAACTGAAACCACCACAAACAGAATATTTTACAGAAATAAAAAGAGTATCTAAAAATCAAATTATTTGGGGTGGAAATCATTTTTTAGATTATTTAGGAAGTACCAAAGAGTTTATAGTTTGGGATAAAAAAATGAG